TTCCCGTTCGAGGAACTGCAGCGCTGCATGGTCGATGCGATGGAAGAATGGGAGGACTTCGAGCCGTTCGCCGACCGTCCGTTTAACTGGCGTCCGGTCTGGATTGGCTACGACCCGTCACACACCGGCGACAGCGCAGGCTGTGCGGTACTGGCTCCACCACTGGTTGCGGGTGGTAAGTTCCGCATCCTTGAGCGTCACCAGTGGAAAGGCATGGACTTTGCCGCACAGGCCGAGGCCATCCGGGCGCTGACCGAGAAATACACCGTCGACTATATCGGCATCGATGCGACCGGCATCGGCCAGGGTGTTTACCAGCTCGTGCGCTCATTCTTCCCGGCTGCGCGCGCCATCCGCTACACGCCGGAAATGAAAACCGCGATGGTGCTGAAAGCAAAAGACACCATTCGACGCGGGTGTCTGGAATATGACGCCGGTGCGACCGACATCACTCAGTCATTTATGGCTATCCGCAAAACCATGACCAGCAGTGGCCGCAGCGCCACCTATGAAGCCAGCCGCAGTGAGGAAGCCAGCCACGCAGATATCGCGTGGGCGACCATGCACGCCCTGTTAAACGAGCCGCTTTCAGCAGGTAGCGGTATGCAATCAAGCTCAATTCTGGACATTAACTAAGATGAAAAAACGCCAAAATAAACAGCCAAAACAGACCAACATGACCGCCAGCGCACCGCAGAAAATGGAGGCATTCACCTTTGGCGAGCCGTCACCCGTTCTGGATCGCCGCGACATTCTCGACTATGTCGAGTGCATCAATAACGGCAAATGGTACGAGCCGCCGGTCAACTTTTCGGGACTGGCAAAAAGCCTGCGCGCCGCCGTACACCACAGCTCCCCGATTTATGTGAAGCGCAATATCCTGACGAGCACCTTCATTCCTCACCCGTTGCTGTCACGTCAGGACTTCAGCCGCCTTGTGCTCGATTATCTGGTCTTTGCTAATGGTTATCTTGAAAAACGCATGAGCGTGACCGGTCAGCTCTTTAAGCTGGAAACCTCACCGGCCAAATACACCCGACGTGGTGTCGAGGATGGCGTTTACTGGTATGTGTCGGACTACACTCACCCGCACCAGTTCGCCCCCGGCTCGGTGTGCCATTTGCTTGAGCCCGACATCAATCAGGAGCTTTACGGGATGCCGGAATACCTGAGCGCGCTTAATTCCGCCTGGCTGAATGAATCCGCCACGCTGTTTCGTCGCAAGTATTACCAGAACGGCGCGCACGCGGGTTACATCATGTACGTCACCGACGCGGCGCAGAGCAGCACCGACGTTGAGTCGCTGCGTTCCGCAATGCGTGACTCGAAAGGACTCGGGAATTTCAAAAACCTGTTTTTCTACGCCCCGAACGGGAAGCCGGACGGCATTAAGATCGTGCCGTTGAGTGAAGTCGCCACTAAAGATGATTTTTTTAACATCAAGAAGGTGAGCGCCGCTGACCTGCTCGATGCGCACCGCGTGCCGTTTCAGCTCATGGGCGGCAAGCCCGAGAATATTGGCTCAATGGGTGATATCGAGAAGGTGGCGCGGGTGTTCGTGCGTAATGAACTGTCGCCGCTGCAGGAGCGTTTCAAAGAGATAAACGACTGGCTCGGGATTGAGGTAATACGCTTCAAAGATTATGATCTTGAGAACTAAATTTTAAGCCGCCGACAAGGCGGCTTTAATTCACCTAACCTTTTGAAGATTTAGGGTCATCCTTCCTCGGATACGTTCTTTCCTCTTGGAACTTACCATCCACCTTGTGAATTTTGACAGACCCCTGCTTATCAGCCATAAAATCCTGAGTCTGTTTAATCATTTCTGCTTTAGTGTCAGCCGTTTTACTTGGCTTGGTGTTCCCTTCTTTCTGTAATTTCCACTTATCACCGTCTTTAGTTATGTGATAGTTGTCCATCTTATGGCCTCCAACCGTAAGTTAGGCACAATGTATGCCGATGAAATTTTAACCAAAGCGAAGCGGTAGATTAGTGATTTTGATCGCGGCCTAAAAAATTCATGATCTTTGTTCAGCGCGCAGTGCTATCCCCGCCTCGCCTGCCCGCTTAACGGGTCGCTTTTAATGCAGGTGCATCAGGAGCGCCGAGCCGCGCCAGCACTGGCGCTGACTGGCGAATCCTGAAATAAAAAACGAATGCAAACTCATGCACCTGATGCATGCGGCGCTAAAACAGTGAAAAATTCGCGTCAAATTCGTTACTTTTTGCCTCTACTTTTCGCAGAGTGTCTAAGTAGCTCATGCCGTCGTTGAGTGAGACAGGCCGCTCGTATTCAATCATAAAAACGTTGCCATACGTGCGCCCTAACCAGTACCCGCCACCGCACTCTTTAGGCCGCTGGAAGAAAACCCACCCACCGGGACGGTAATACTCTAAGGTCTCACCCCGATATACCACCTGAAAACCTAAGTCATGACCCGCCATATCCCCCTCCATAAAAAAATACTGTATGTACACACAGTATTTTTAGCAGGTATTCAGGCGAAATGCTAACGCCTCGCCGGGCTCGTTGTTCAACACCACCGGCACTGAAAGCGAGTTTCATTGCCGGTGGCGTTTGCTATCGTCGACGTGGCGGCGGGATTATCGGACCTCTCGCGGGTGCGAACACCTCAATTTTCGGGTTGCTAATATCGAGACATTTCCCGTAGCTATCACGGACAATTTCGGCGCACCCGACCAGTTCGGCAGGGGTCAAATTTTCATTAATCATAATCTGTTGTAGGCGATGGACGATTGCCATCAATTTGATATTGTCGGTTCTGTGCCGGGGTGCCTCTCGATGTAATTTAGTCATTTTAACCACCCGTTTTTTTTCGCTTCTGCGACCAGCTCGTCAGAATATTGCCATTCCCCATCATCTGCGACGAAAGCCCCACCCGAAACCCCGTTAAGTGTTTCATACCCAATAGCCAAACCCAATGGGTGCAAAATTTCATGATTAATTCTGAAAACCAGCCCCTTTTCGCTAAGTTCTTTCCAGTTCAACATGGTCATCCCGCATGGTTCATCCTGAACAAGTCGCTGGAAGCTCAACATCACATAGTTTCCCACCCACGCCGTTAAACCAGTTACGTCTGTAACCCTTACTGATACACGTTTCCCGGTGTAGCCGTTCTCAGACTCCCACTCATGCAACCTGAGAACATCACCACGAGAATAATCTCGGTCATTGATACGAAATTCAGCGCGTTTTTCTCCTGACTGCACAGATGCAAAGTGTTCTGGTGCGATTTTTAAATCATGTATTTTGGTCATTTACTTTACTCCCCTACATTGAAAATCCCGGCCACTCATCAGCAGCCGCGTATTTGAATTTTTTATCGCCATAAACGACCGTCGCCCCACGCGCCAGCGCATCGAGCTCCCACCGTTCCGGGGTAATGCCCTCCTGAGCCAAATCGAAACGAATTTGTGCGACGCGATCCCTTTCGGGCTTTGTCATCCTGGCTGATGGCGCTTGCTCGCTGGTTTTGAGCGGCGCATTGCTTCTTTGCTGCCGATTTTTGCGCGGTGCGCCAGCTTTTAACGCCCCGTTAAGCACCTTCACGACGTCCGGCTCATTCCAGCCGATAACCCCGCGCTCAATCAGATTTAACACCGCTGCGGCTTGCTCAGACGGTGTGGGTGTCATAACTGGATCGCCACCGCCGGTGAGCCTTCCACAGTTATTGACAGGACTCCGAGGCGCGGCAGAGCCGCTTTTTAAGGTCAAAGGCTCAACGGCCGAAACCTTTGGAACAATGCGCCATTCGGCTGTACGGGTTACATGGACACGGTGAGCCCCGAGGTGAGGGGCATAAATCCCGACCACTCTCTCGATATCTTCCTCGTATTCGTTGACCTCATCCGTCAGCTTTCGGGCGACCCTGACGGCCTGACCATCACGCGGTATATTTGCCCCGCCCTGCGCGATGATATACAGGTCAAAATCGCCCTTATCTGCAGCCGCTCGCGCAGCCTCGACACGGTCGTCAAACTCGCTGGCGATACTCACGCCACGCGGCAGCTTGCGCAGTTCGCGGTAAGCGCCCATTGTCGGGAGGCCAATCGGTTTAAACTGAGGGATGCGCCATGTAGACGCCCATGCGGTTACAGCTGCAGCCGTGTCTTTTAGTGGCTTGCCGGTGTCGTGGTCGAGTTGGCCGTCGAGCGCGTAGCCGTCGATGTTTTTGGCAATGTATTTAGCGATGTAACCCGCCGCACCACCCTGATTAAGATGACGAGACTCAAAGCGCTGTTTTGCCGCGCCCTTTTCGTGCCCGTCCTCTTTGAGGGCATAGCGACGCATAATTTCGTTAATGGCTTTGCGCTGAGCGGGTTTGCAAAACAGCATCATGTGCCAGTGTGGCGTCCCGTCGTGGTGCGGTTCGACAACGCGCATCCCGTAAACTTCTAATTTTTTATCTTTGAAAGTGGTGCGAATCAGGCTCCAGATTCGGCAGAGATAGCGCTGGCCGTCTTTGGGCGTGAATGCGGTTTCGTTCCAGCCGTGATTGAGCTGTACCGTTTTGTTTTCGCCTTTGCCGACCTGACGAGTCGGGTGATACTTCGACGGCGTGGTCAGCGTGATAAACATTCCCACATCACCAACGCTGGCCGCGTAACGTTCAATCCCGGCGATGGTATTCATCAGTTCCATACGACGTATTTCAGGGTTAGAAATACTCCCCATGACCTTACTGATGAGGTCGATACGTTCGCCGGTGACTTTGTTTTCGAGCTCACAGGATTTCAGATATTCGAGATTAGCCAGGCGGCGCGCATGAACATCGCGGATCGCTCGTTTGCTTGCGTAAGGCGAGCGGTCTTTATTAACCTCCCCGGCAGCGATGAGCAGCGCCTCGCACCAGCGCATACGCTGCGCCTTGAGCTGGTTAACCCACCATTCATCTTTAATCAGTCGTGAAATAGCGGAAAATGCCATGCGGATCGTCATCTGACCCTTGCGGTATTTTTTCCAGTGTATTGGGGTAAGGTTAAAAGCTCGTGCGACACCGGCCACCTGACCGTATAAATGCGCCTGCGCCTCATCGGTGAAAAGAGTCTCCCTTCCGCCGTGCGCATCCGCCCACGCGTCGCTTAATTCCTCGTATTTACTCCAGAGCTGCGAGGCAATTCTGGCCGAGAATTTCCTGAGCTCTTTGTCGCTCATATCGGGCAGGCGCGCATACTGGTCACGCTCGGACAGAAAGCCAATCGAGGCGGATTCATTCATCCCGCACAGCTCATTAACACGCTCAAGACGCGGCAACAACTTGCGCTCAAACGTGTTTTTGAGGAAGTACAGCCCACCCAAAGGGCTCTTTGTACGGCGGATGAAGTTATAACGCGAGGTAAACAGCGTTTGCAGGAAAAATGGCAGGCGGTCAATCCGGTTTAAAACACCTTGCACCTGACGGAGTTCGGCACGTGTAAGGGGTCTGTCGCGGCCAATGGCCTCGCGGGATTTGTTCCACGGATAAGCACCGACGAAACTATCACCGGTGCTTTTTGTCAGTGGTGGGGGTGGCGAGGGGGCAACGCGCCCCCGGGTCTCAACGGCCATAAGCAGTGAATGCTTCCAGACATTTTTGACCTATCTGCTCGACCTGCTTCTCTAACTCTGAAAACTGACGAGCTTCACCGGTTAAAATGTTATGCAGAACCAGACCGGAAACGAGCTTGCTGATTGTTGGATAATAGCCAACGGCATCGAGCCACTCTTTACCGGCATTTTTTCCAGACTTAGCGATTTTCTTTTCCTGCAAAATAAACTGGAACTGGTCGCTGGTAACAATATAACGCTGGCCTATGTCGATTTTAATGCTCATAAAAATGTCCTTAGTCTGGAATGAATTTTACGTTAATAAGGTTCAGTGCTTTTCCCATCCCCATTCGGTCTATTACGATTGAATGTTGCCGAGGGTGAGTTATCGCCATGCGTTGAAAACGGTTCATACCTTTTTCCATGTGAGCGCCAAAACCACAAAACATACATCCAGTCCTTTTCTCTCCGGGAATAATTCGGCCATCAACCACTCTGTCAAAATAGACGTTGCAGATATCTACGTTAAATGTCTCGATATAATCCCAAATATCCTTTTCAGTCCAAAAAAGCATCGGCGCACAATTAGGGCGTTTTCCTTCGTAAACAATACATTGAGTTCTCGTAGCTCTTGCACCACCTTCATCAGACATAATTGCGCTAATCCCATATCTGCCGGAATTTTTCGCGTAAGTGTCTAAAGGCTCTTTTTTTAAATAATCACAACAGAGGTCTGTTACGCGGGGAGCATCATCACTTAAAAAAACGCGCCATTTTTCAGGAAGCTTCCAGCTCTTTGCAAGCTCTCCCTTGGAATTTATCCCGGTATTGTATAAGCGGAACATATTACTGTTTTTACCATTGTCGCCTTCCTGAAGAACTCGAATCATCTTCGCGACTTTCTTGCTTCCTACTGGCAGCCCGTATTGTTTCCAGACTTTATCAAAAGTTAACTTTGGTCTTACCTGTATTATGTTTGTATCTTCTGTAGCGAGTGCGCGGACAAAATCAACAATTTCCGGCATCTCCAGTCCAGTATTACTAAAAACGAATGGAACATTTAACCCCATGCTTTTAATAATATGACGTAAAACAGTTGAGTCCTTCCCTCCCGAAAATGAACAATAAACCTCACCCTCAAAATGATTGTAGAAGTCTCTCACCCTGCGCTTTGTTATTTCAATTTTATCCTGTAAGGACATCGCCTGCCGCTGAAGCAGCTTTTGCTTGTCGACCATATTCATATTTATTCCCTGCCTATATCTTTTAATGCTGACGCAAAATTGAGTTGTGAAGCTTTTCGGATTCCTGCCCCAACAGCTCGATGATTTCCGTGCGGTTCATTTCAGACTTGCATATGTGAGCTATCAGAGAATCAAGCGCAGACGCGAAACGGGTCGCGGTGACTAGCTGCGCCTCGACTGCGGCCTGAGCCAGCAGAGCATTGATGTTGCTGCGAGGTACTGATATTTGTGTATTCATTTACCCGACTCCAGACAAAAAGATGTCCCAC